GGTTTAAACGCACCAGGGTATAAAGATACCTTATCCGTAAAGTTTTCCATGAGCAGCTGCTCAACTATATTTTTACCTAATTTTTCGTAATTCATGAAAAGAATTGATTTACACGAGATTTTGCTTCGTCTTTAGATACAGAGCTTGATTTGATATCCTCTATTTTATTTAGATTTATAAAATCATTTATTTGTTTTTCGAGTTCTGCCTTTGAGGCAGCACTTCTTTCTTTTTCCTTGTCTGTTTTAGGTTTAGTGTCTTTTGGGGCATATGGTGTAAGATATTTGTCTACTAAATCTTCTAAGGATTTCATAGGCTCGCCTTTCTCCAATGCTTTATCGTTAACTACAGATACAAAGTCATTTCCAAATTCTTTTCGATATAAATCGTAGTTTTGAGTTACACTATTCCAAGTACGTAATACAATACCTGGGGCTAAACTACGGTCTTTACCACCTGATTTGTCAAATCGTACATCATTTCTTTCTAATGCTTTTTCCAGTGAAGCAAATACATATACTATTAATATATCGTATCCTAGTTCCTCTAGTTGTTTTTTAAGCTCTAAGGTAGGTTTGGTTGATGCAGCAGTACCATCTAATATAAAATTTTTCTTACCTAATATAATTTCACGAGACATAGGACGGAATTCAGCATTTGCGGCCGCCATTGCTTTAGCTGCTTTACTTCTATCTTCAGCACTTGCGTTTTTTAAATCTAAAGACACATTTAAGTCCTTTAAATTACGCATGTAGTAGTCGTCTACGTTTAATATAAGAGCGTCCTTTACTCCCTCTATGAATGAAGACTTGCCGGCACCCGGGGAACCAGCAAGTATAAGAGCTTTAGGATTAGTGGATTGCTCTAAGATTATGTGTCGTAATTTTATCACTTATATGTTTTACATATAAATATACGAAAAGTAAGTTAGGAAGACACTCCCATTTTGGCTACTGTGCGATACTTATGTGATAAAGGTTTCAATACAGGATTTTCTAAATCAAATAGGGCACGTACGTGAGAATATATCTCTAAATTTTCATCTATTGTACGAGAAGATTCGTATACTTCCCAATTTTTCCCCTTCATTTTTTTACCTGTCTTATCTTCACCTCGTGATTTTGACTTAAGCCATAATACACCTACACGGTCTACTTTTTGCTCGTAACATTCTTCAAAACATCTTGAGTAGATGGCTGTTTGTAAATCGTATGTGGTTTGTAAATGGTTAGATGTTTTTAAATCCAATACCCATAACTCTCCATCAATTTTACATACTATATCACAAGTACCTGCTATTTTAAGTGTCTCTGAATATAGGAATATTTCTGTTTCAAGTAATTCAGCTCCACTAGTTTCCCAGAAGTCTACAAAGAGTAGAAACATTTTCCATATACTTAAATCATATATGGGTCTACCATCTTTCATTAATTTGATTTCGTCACCTAGTAGATAACGTTCAGCCATATTGTGTACTTCTGTACCTTCGGAGGCTGCCTTTTTTACAATGTAATCTGCGGAATAGCCTACTTTTTTAAGCCACTCTTCAAAATACTTTCCTTTAGGGTAGTACGATAAAACGTAAGTTACTGATGGGTACGTTATGTCTCCATCCTCGTAGAAACGAGAATCATTTGTGGTAATTTGGGTGAAATTCTTGTTATATTCCTGTTTTGGGAATATTGCTTTTCTTAATATCATAAAGATAATTTGAGTTTAAACAGGTCAGGGAATGTGAATTCTGTAGCCCCTTGTACTCTGTTTGTAAATTGGACAAATCCCATATCGGCCGGGTCTTTGTCCTCTAATTCAATTACAAATAGTTTTTTCCCTGCCTTGAGGAGCTTTTCAGCTATTTTGTAAGTCGCTTTGATAGCGTCTTGATCTAAGGCAAGGTAGACTTTGTCTACACTAGTTGTAACTATTTTTTTCATTAATTTTTCTGAAATGTTTTTACCAAATAGTGGGATAGCATTTCGTTTTATTGCAATTGCATCGAAGGCTCCCTCACATAATATTACAGGAACATTCCAGTTTATCATATTTTCGAAGCCAATTATATTCTTATCTGAGACAGGTGCATCGTATTTTCTTGATGGTTCTTTGTCAAATGCACGGGCTATAAAATAATCTAACTTACTCTCAGAATTATATGTAGGTATAATCACCTTGTTAGCAAATCGACCTGTTTCACAGTAGCCAATTTGGTATTTGAGTATATCTAGCGGTGTTAAACCGCGGTTCTTCAAGTATACCAACGCATGACGCGCTATTAAATCGGATTTTGTTATACTATGTAAAGGCTTATATTCTTTAGGTAATTCAACTTTGACATTTTCAAGTAAACTTTCATACTTTACTGTTGTCCCTAGAACATCGTTCAGTTGAGCGTACTTTTCAGGAACAACTTTCAGTCGTTTAAATAAAGTGTGTAACGTTTTTCCCTTAGTATCGCAAACCCAGCAGTGCCAAGGGTTCTCGTTTTTCTTATTTGGTATAAGGTTAACCTCGAGTTTGGGATTTTTATGGTTACAGAAAGGACAGTGGTAGGAGTGGTTGCCCCTTGCGGTAGCAGAACCTCTCCCCAGTATTGAATTAACCAGCCCTAATAAAACATTGTTTACCATAATTGGTAAATATATGAACCCTTATTTAATATACCACGTCTTTTCGGTAAAATTTACCTAAGACATTATCGTTATAGCTTTCAACTAGGAGGACATCCTCTTTAAGTTGATGGGCTATTTCCCAATATGTTAACTCTTTTTTAGTTAGACACTCTTTTAGTATCTTTCTTTCAAAACCTTCACCGGTTTGTTTTTTAAAATCGGCTATTAAGTCTTTAGATGAACCCCAATAATCCATCCAGTCGCTTTCCAATTGTACTACTTTAGTAGTTGGCTTACGTCCTGGGGATGTAATTTCGGCTAGTTCTTTCTTGGTTAGTTTTTTCTTTCTATTGAAATATAGTACTTTTTTTCCTATATATATTTTACCATTGGATGTATTTTTTACTTTATATACAAAGCCAAAGGTACCTTCCGGGAAATCGGATATTTCGTTATAAACTTTCCCGGACAAGTCTGTCCAGTAATTATTGATCATATCGTATTACGAATGTTGTGTCTGTTACATCAGACATTGGTAGTGGTTGAGCAAATTTGCCCACTAGCAGTAGTTCGTTGTTATCATTATATAACCCTACTGTAGTAACGTAAGGTTTAAAGTTAGAACCCGTAGCGAAATCGCGTAGTGAACCCGAACTATCTGTTGAGATAGTTGGATTTTGTGTCATATTAAATTCATTCTCCGATACAGTGCATATGATTTCATTTTCATATACAGTATATTTGTTTTTGAATGATATTTTATTTGGGCCTACTTCTATCGCCATAATTTATTTTTTAACAAGGGTTAGCAGTTCCAGTTACTTGACCTCGATCAAAACTTACAAAAGATCCGTCTGTGGTTTTATACCATCTATTAAAGGTTAAAGGTACATATTTGTACTTTCCTCCTTTATAATTAAACCCGTAATAGACTGTTCCTGATGGACCTATGGAGTATGTTTCAGTTCCGCTAAAATTACAAATATAGTTTAAAAGTCTAGGGCTTATAGTAGAAGGGTTATTTAAATCATAAGAAGAAGCAAATCCAGTTGAACTATAAGTTACGTCAGTTAATTCAGTTCCACACGTTTCATATGCAACTACTCTTCCTCCACTTACTATAGCGTTTTTACCACCTCTTTCATTTACACCTTCATATATAGGAAATCTACCAGATACTCTAATTTTACCTATTTCATAAGTAGTATTTCCACCATTTACTTTTTGTCTAGCACAGGCTTCTTCTTGAGTAGCATAAGCACCTCTAAATGTTGATAGTGTTATAGAAGGTCTTCTACACGCTCCTGTATTTTGTAGTCTACCATCTTTATTAACTACATAGTAAGTTCCATCACCATATAATATATAGTTTTCAGTATTTGGGAATGTACCTCTAGTACTAGATAAAGCATCAGTTCTATTTAAATATAAGACATTGCCAAATTGATAGTAAGTTTGAGCTCTATAATTTTCATTAAAATTAGTACATGCTGCTTCCTCACTATCAAATATAGCTGAACCAAACTTAATTGTTGGTTGAGGTACATATACAGGTGGTGGTCCACTAGGTCCTGGTGGTGGTGGGGGTGGTGGTGGGGGTGGGATTGGTGGAGGTGGTGGTGGTACTGTTAGTAATGTAAAAGTGGTTGTTGTTGTAGTACCATTTTTAGGTAATACTAATTGTCTTATAGTAAAACCTAATCCTTTATCAGCGGCAAATGTTGAACTATTTTCATTTCTATTACTAGGACTATTAAACCCTCCTCCAGTTGTATATGTTTCTTTTTCTACACCATTAGTTACTCTTTGAACATAATTTCCATAAGCGCTTCTAGCTCCTCCTTTTATAGTAATATTTAAATCTTCTGAACGACCTGTTGCTGTCCAAGCACCAGGGTCAGGTGATGTACTATAATCATAAGTTACGGATTGTCCAGGACTGATTCTATAAGTAGCGTTTCCTCTAGTGCTACGAAGTAAAACTTCCATAGTAGAAGAGTAGTTGTTTTTAAATACAACATTTACACTACCCGCCTCTAAAGGAGGGGGTAAAAGGTCATATGTAAAAGATAAAGGATCTGAGTTTGGAGATGGATCTGGTCCACTACAAGACATAAATGCTCTAAAATATATAGTTCCACTTACAAATGAAGAAGAAACAGGAATAGGTCCACTACCTGTGGCAGCATAAAATGATTCACTAACTGAAAAGTCAGGGGTGTTAGATACCGACGCTGTTATGTTAATAGGAAAATTAAAAGAAGATTGTGTTACGTAATTTATAGCAAATCTTCCCCTACGAGATCCTGTTGTTAAACTAGTTAATAAAGGTACAACACAAGTTTCAAATCCGGGTTCACATAAATCTGGTTCGTATGCCCTATTATAGTAATCGGTATCTTCTAAACTTGCTGAAAATGGTGATACAGTTAAATCTACATCAGATCCCGTCGCTACAGCACTACCTGAGTCAGGTCCTGTAGAAAAGAATTGTCTTACTGTATTATTTATTATGAAGCCTGTATTAGCCATATATTACATTATCTATAAAGTATTGTCCTACTGCTATTGCTCTACTATCTAATTCAGCCTGTGAATCTGAAGATCCTATTGGTGACATGAATAAATAATAGATACGGTTAACATCTTTTAAGTTTTCAAGTTTTCTATTAAATATTTCTCCCCCACCTAATCCTGCAGGTAAAGGCATTTCTGCAAACTCATCCTCATGTATAATTCCTATATACATAAGATCATTTTCCATTCTTTGAGAACCTGCAAATATTTTATATTCCCTATGAGTATAAGTAGTATTTGTTCTAGTTCCTATAGGATCATTAGTATATTGATCTGCATCAGTATATGAATAAGCTTCAAAGAATCCAATATTATCTACATCTGCTGTTAAAAGCCATATTTTATCCGTACGTTGAGTAAAATATTGTGCATTTTCTCCACCAAATATACTTGCAGAAACTGATCCACTCCATATGGATCCACTAGTATATTCTACGCTTGATCCTGATATTGTGTTTATGATATTACCAAAAGCATAGTCTTCTCTAAAGAGTAATTTATTGGGCCCTATATAACTTCCAGTATTACCATATTCTATATCTATAAATTCGTCGTTACGAGCTATAAAATTTGAACCACTTCCATCACTACCTGTTAATATTAAGTTTGAAGCACTACCTGTAAAATTATCTCTAATTTTAGATAGTGGTATTTGTTTATCAAACTTAAAGTTAATGTTTGTAGTTAAGTTTTCGGTATTTGCTTTACTAGCAGTTAAATGTAATGATTTAATTCCATAATCCGGTCCGAATGCTAGAGAAACATCTAAGTTTTCCTCAAAGTGTACCATATTTGCATTACCTACTATTATAGTAGAAGATGTAATTTCACTACCGGTTATACTAGCAGGTCCTGTTTCTTCCCAATTTGAGCCGCTAAATTCCCTTCTTAAATAGAAATTATCATTCGACCCTGTGTATATGTCTATATATAAAGTATCATTGTAACTCCATGTTAAACTACCAGTTAAACTGCTTGATGTAGCTAGTTCTATTGGTGATTCACTACCTGAGCGGATCGTTACAGTAACCCATTCTGACCCTGTTTCTTCATTTGTATAGAAGTTTAAGGTACGTTGTCCAACTTGTTCCCCAATTAAACTACCCGTTCCATCTTCACAATTTGAGCCTGTTAATTCCCAAGTTCTTCCAAATATTTCTACACTTGAAGTAACCGAACTACAGACCAGTGAATCTATTAAAGAAACACTACATGAACCTGCATTTAATTCATCGGCTATTAAGGGAATTGAGAATGTACCGCTTTCTGTAACTTCTAAAAAATAATTTGAAAGTAAGGTAGAAGCAGTAACACTATAAGGGGCTATACCTCCGGTTAAATTAGATATAAGTAATGAACTAGTGTAAGCACTTGAAATATAATCTATACTAGCTGTATATAATATTTGTTCAGAAGAAGTTAAATCAAACGTAAACCCATAAAAACACCCATCAGCATCTTCTATATTTAATAGGTATGTGCCAGAAGGAACATTTATAATATCTTGTGAAGTGGTTATAAAACTATTTGGTCCTGTCCATTCATAAGTAAAGGGCTCTGTACCTCCTGTTAAGTATAATTCTTGGTCTCTTTCCTCTAAGCTTTCACTATTAATTTGGTATAAATAAATTTGACCTGTTGAGCCTCCAAAACAATCTATATGTTCAGAAACATAACTAGCTGTTACAGGAATAGTTTTAGTTATTTCAATTTGTGAAGTTGTAGTACAATTGTTAGCATCTTTAAAGTATACAGTATAAGTACCTACCTCTAAATTACTCATTGTATTTGGTAGTTCAACACCACCGTTAAATGAGGCGCTTAAAGACGCAGTAATAGGTAAGTCGCCACTTGCGCTCGCTATAATATATCCATCGCTTGTACCGCAGAATGATACGTCATTTTGCCATAATTTACCATCTATAGGTAAGAAAGCAGTATTAAGGGATTGTGTTACAATAGTACCATCTATGTCTCTTATTGATAGAACAACAGAGCGTGATGGAAATATTGAAGCCGATACTATTGGTTGGAATAGATCGGTTATAGGGGTATAATTTGTATTGTCTATTGACCAACTATAAGGTGGAACACCTTGATCTACCGAGAATGTTACTGAAGCAGATATATCTCCTGTATTTTGATAACAAGATTCTGTTAAAGATAAGATATTAGAAGTTAATGGCTCAGATGTTAATCTTAATACTACTGAACCTGTGTTGCTTGTTAGCCCAAAATTGTTTTCTACGTTATAATATAGTTGGTATTCCCCAGGTACAACACTTGTTTCGTTAGGAGTAATAATTAAATCACCACTAGAGCTAACCGTGTAGTCAGGGAAGGTAAAACCAGGGTTAGCAAATGTATTTATTGAACCCGTTAATATAAACCCACAATCATCAAAATCATCTTCTAACGTTAAAATAGTTTTATCTAATTGGGTATTTAATATTTCAATATAATTGTTTCTAGCTACAGGGTTTCCTTCTATAAAGCAAATATAATCTACATTTGTAATTACAGCTATACCCTGATTATAAAATACATTTCCTACAGGAATTAAAAGTGAATTATCTCCTGAATACCCATAGGCATCTCCTGAGTATACTTGTTCTGAATAGTTAGATATTACAGGAGCATAGTCAAATAAGTTTCCTTGACCATCATCTTTGATAAGAAAGTTGTCTCCAGCTAGTTCAAAAGTAGAGGGTTGTACTCCATTCCCATATATGTCTTTAGGAATAGAAATTACTCTAATTTTAGCAGCATTTTCTATAAAGTATATAGCAGTACCATATAATGAAGAAGATACATTATCAAATCTATATTCTATACTTTCAAAATAAGGAAAACTTCTATGGTTCTGGTTAAAATTCCCAGACACCATTGTGTTTTGTAGAAAGTTATCATATGAAGATGAGTGCCAAAACTGACCTACATTCTTAGGGTATATTAAATCTTCGGATTCTGTTTCTTGATCTAAGGAAGATTTTGTAACGTAGTTTTGGTAATACAAATGACGAATTGATTCATAAATTAGTCGTCTATAATTTCCGTCTGTTGTTTGGTTATCATTTTGGGGATCAAAAGGATTTGCAGTTGTAATAGGGAAATATTCCCCTATATAAGTCTGTATTCCTTCTGCCTCATATGATGATGATAAGAACTCATATTGCTTATTAGCAACATAGGGAACAGACTTTACGTCAGATGGATTTAGTTTTTTGTATGCAAAACTCATTCATTAAAAGTCTAATTTTACACGTACTAGTGCTTCTTTAGTGAAATCTTTCACTAACGGTTTAGATAATTTAGCTACTGATAGTAACTCATTTGAATCGTTGTATAAACCAACTGTTGTTACAAATGTTTGTGGGTTGTTGATTAGACTTGAATATACAAACTCTCCACTACCACTTATCATAGAAGGGTTAGTTGAGTAGTTAAAATCAGAGTTGTTAATCCTTACGAATATATAATCAGATGTTATAGTTTCTTCAGAATTAAGTGAAAATGTTTGTGCTAATTGAATTGATTCAAATAAAGCACTATGGTTAGCTACAGAGGCATCATTAGTTAAATCTCCATTTATTACTAATCCTGCTCCACCTAATGAAGCAGATAATTGTAATGCTCTTGGGTTAAGTAAGATTAAACCTACATCCGGTAAAAATTTACCATATGATCCTGAAGGTGTATACCCAGGAGTAACTGTTGAAGCAGATACAGGTGTAGAGTTAGTTGCGCTACCATTTGTACCACTTACAATATCAAATACACGACCTGCGTCTGTATAAGTTAATGTAGTTATGTCTTTTGAATTATCTGTTAATTGTAAACGAGATACTTCTGTTCCATCTGATCCAGATAATACTAAGTTAAAGGTTCCAGGGAATAATTTTTCTTTATATCTTGCTCTGTTAACGTTTAGTACATAAACATCACTTGAATCTGTATTTCCAACTCCAAAGTTGAAGTTTGTATTTTCGTCTCCGTTAACTAATGTTCTAAATTGACCATATGTTACTCTAGAAGGTGAACTTCCTGTAACTAGGTTATTATAAGGAGCAGAACCTGACCCTTCTACTTGCCCGTAGGCAATTGAAAATTGTACTTCAGCATCTGATCTTAAAGATCCTGTTTGGTAAACATCTAAGAAAGTATTAAATGATGATGTTTGTGATGAAGTAAAGAATTGGTTTAAGATCGGGGCACCACCTGTCCACAATGTGGATGTGATAGAGTCCGCACTTACTACAAAATCACTTGATTGTAAACTTACAAAGCTCATATATTATTATCTTAAGATGTTACTCTAGTGATATTCAATGGAACAGTTAATCTTGCTCCTGAATCTCTACCAGTAACGGTTAGAATTGTGTTTAAAGTGTTTGAGGTACCGAATAGTGTATTTACAGTAGTTGCTGTTAAATTAATCGTAGTTCCAATTACGGTACGGGATACGTTTGTACCAACTGTACTAGTTGAATTTAATTGAGTAGCATTTGCTGTATTTACTCCTACACCTTCGAATTTAGATAAAGTTCTAGAATCCCCAATAGTTGCTACATAACCACTAGCTTCAAATGTTGAATCTGTACCTAGGTAGTTTAATGTTTGAGCAGTGATAGATAATGAAGCACCTTGTTTTAGAGTGATAGTTGAATATCCTAATTCTAATACAGGAAGTTTAGCTGTACCTCTTGGTAAGGTAAGAAGCTTATACTTCATTGTTTGTGTTTCATCAGGGAATGCTTCTAGAATAGGCATATTTTGAATAGCTTCTCCATAAAATGCTGACCCAGATGGGTGGTTTGGATTGTACAAAGTGTAATCAATCTCATCATCTCCTAATGAAAATTGTGTAATTCTAAAAGAACCGTCGTTTCTAGCTAATAACTCACGCCCTTTTTTGGTGAGAATTGCATCAACAGTAACGGTAGTGTTATTTAAGTATCCCATAGTGTATTAATGTTGTATATAAATATAGTATTTTTTATTTCTTATGATATTAAGTTCTGTGATTTTAGTTCTTTGACGATATTACCCGCCCTTTCTTGTAGGGATTTTGGTATATCTGATGGTAAAACAATACCTGTTGATGTTTGTCCAGGTTGTTTTGTAAAGTCTAACACGATGTTGGTTTCATCGGATGTTTTTCTCAATATAACAAAATGACCAATTTGTCTAGCATCTTCAGGTGAGGAGACACTTCCATAATCGTCACATGCTCTTGCAGGTATATCTCTATTAAATTCAACTGTTAAACGTCTTGTATTAGTTACTTCGTCTCTAAATACAGTATTAACACGTTTTACTTGTCTTTCAAATTCTTTAGGGAACTCCCCACTTGCTGAGTCGTAGAATCTAAATAAATCGCCTTGTTGAATTACAAATTCCTCATCTACAACAGGATATCCTTCTTGTACAGATGATGTTTGTATAAAGTTTCCATACCAATAAGACATTGAAACGGATGCTGTAAGTATATTAAATGATCCTGTGTTGTTCCTTAAAAAGAAAGCATTTCCATTATCCGCATCTCCTCTATCTTCTATACTTGAAGTTAAAGCTAAGATTGGATCTGAAGGGTAATAATAAGTATATTCAGGTTCTGAATATTTAGCTGATTCTGCTCCTATGTTAATTGAAGCACTTACTATTTGGGGAGTTGGGAAAATAGTTTCAAAATACCCACCCATGGCAGATGGGGAATCGTCTAATAATGCTTCTGTTGAATTAGTATTTTTAGGTAAAGTAACAGAATTAGTTACATGGTAAGTTGCTCTTAATAAAGCAAAATCTCCTAAATCAGTTGAAGATGATATTAAAGGTAAGGCTCCATCAAAGGGGTTCCATGTAATACTATCTATTGAAGCTGAGGTGTTTTTAGGAATGTTTAATTCCATTTCAACTTGTCCTTCAATGTTAACTACTAAATCGTTATCCCACCAAATTGTAGATTGATTAACAGGAGTATTTCTAGTTAATGTAATAGCAGGATATCCACCTACAGATACATTGTTACTACCACTTTGAATATTAATTGTACCTAAAGTAAAGTTAGATATTTTAACAAATTCTCCACCTAAACTTCCAGGTAATTCCTTTAAGTCTGTTTTTGTAGTTGTAGTTAACGAACCAGATGTGAATTTGTATACTAAAACATTACTACCTGTTGGGTTTTGTAAGCATGCTAAGTATCTAAACCCACCTGCTGATATAGGTTTTAAACCATCTAGGTATTTTTGATCTGAATATAGTTGGTTATTGTCTAATGAAATGTTTGCTTGTTTGTTTGAATTGAATATATTTTGTAATTCAAATAAGCTCTCATTTTTACGAGTTAATTCCGTAACGTTAGATCTACCATCAATTAGATACTTTAAGTATACATTTGAACGATCAGGGAATAGTGAGCCTGTTTCTACTATTTCAGAGAAATAAGCAAACTTAAGTGAATTTAAATCAATGGCAGCAGTTTGACCATATGATTTATCTCCTACAGTATAATCGTTATATTTTGCTGATGTATTTTTACTACCTAAATATCTTGGATTTACGCTACGCAATAATGTATAGTTACTATCTTGAATAGGAGCATCTAAAAATGGAGTATCCTGTTCTGTAATTTGCCCAAATGATCTACTTGTAATAAATCCTATGTTAACAGGAGTGACTATATTTGAAGAATAATCAATATCCATATATTGGGTTGATTTTCTAGCTTCTAACACGTTATTTAAAGTAGGTAAAAATGGAACAGCAGAATACGATAGTGAAGTACTATATTCGGTTTCTGTGTTAAAGAAACTTTTTTCAGTTACCATACTAGTAGTAGGTTGTGAATAAACTGTTAATTCACTTCCACTATATTCTCCGGTAAATGCTTCTACATTATCTGTAAAGTTATAAACTACAAATGAAGCTGTGATTGTATCTCCAGATCCGGATGGTATCGCTACGTTTCCTGTATAAGTTGTATCTAAAGGTACTCCCATTGGAGTTGAACCTTCTATACTAACCATATCAATTGATCCTGAATGGTCTATATAGGTAAAAGATGGTTCGAATTTTTCTGTTTTGTTTCTTTCTAATAAGTGTGGTTTAATTACTAAACCAGATCTCAGTGATGCTTTAGCAGGAATAAAATCCTTTAACATCTTAAATAAAGAACTATCGTAATAAGATAATAACTTAATTACATCATATACGTTTTGTGATTTATAATACTTTCTAAAATAAAACTTCTTTAATTCATCTAGTTTAGGGTATGACCCCGAAGCCGCTAATTTAGGATCTCCTATATATTCATCTATATCAAAAAATCCTAATTGGTTAACTATATCAGTATCTATACTATTTTGAGGGGATACAGATATTTCAATATTATCCAAATCAGCAGTATATCCATTTTTTAGTTTTTGTTGAACACTAATATAAGGAGATAGGGTAGATCCTGATACTATAGGGTTATTTTCTGTTCGTATTTTTGCTTCATTTAATGTAAAAGCTCCAGCATCAGGTCCCTGCATTAAATCTACATTGCTATAAGTTACAAAACTTTCAGTTGTAAAGTTTGTTATAATTCCATAATTTATAGTAGAAGAACCTGTACCTAAGAATGAGGCTGTTGGAGCAAATGAACCTGTAGATAAAGGATGAACAGTATAAATTTTATTATCCCCATCAGAACCTGAAAATTCATTATAGTTTCCTAACGGTAATCTATATATTAAATTATAATATGAAGATGTTATATCATTATCTACATAAGATGTAGGATTTAAAACGTGTTGGTCAAATGTAGATTGAGATAAATTTGTAATCCAATATCTAAATTCTTGGAAATACCCATCAAATATAACACCATCAGGTGCTATGACGTTGCTACTACTAGCTCCCCCCAAATATCCATGAAGTTGAGTATTACCGGAGGTGAAGGTATAAGTGTTCCAAGCTTCATTGTATGAAGCAGAGGTAGAAGCCGATATTACTAAGCTAGAAGATGATTGATAGTCAATGTAATTATTATTTCCATCGTATTGCCCTGATTTAGCTATTAATTCATAAGTAGTATTTAGTGAACCACTACTATTTAAATTTTGGCCTGCTGGACTTCTGTCTAATTTTATATCCCAAAAACTACCTGTAAAGAAAGGTAAGAAAATAGGATCTGTAGAAGTATATCCTTGGGAACCTGAGAGTATGAATCTTAGTTCACCATAATTATTGAAGGATGTACCTGGTAAGTCCGCTATAGATTCTGAAGGATATAATAGTTGCAATCCAAATTGTGAAGAAGAATCACTATTATTTACTTGGAATATAGATTGAGTAAAATGACTAGCAGAAGGTATATCTTTAGTTTTAAATCTAAACTCAATTGTATCCGGTACTTGATCCTCAGCTAAAATACCGTTCCACCAACCTTCTATATCGTTCCAATCTTTATCTACTTCCTCCCAAAAATCAGGAACAATAGGCATTAATGTTGGTAACCAAGGTACTTCTAATGAACTAGAACCCCTAGTATCTAATATTCGATTAGATTTTTCAAAGTATTGGGTTACTCTTCTTTCATTTTTCTTATTACCCCCAAATTCATTTATTCTTAAAATATCATCAGCTATACCAAAACAATTTAAGAGTGCTCTTAAACCACGATATGAACCTTTAGATTTAAGTAGGTAAGGTAAGTTATGGTAGATACGTTTGTATACTTCTTTATTTACATCATCGTAGGATATAACTTCATTTGAAGCTGATATGTAGTTTTCTACTCTTAAAGATCCTGTATCTGGTACAAGTGACCCTGATGGAGATAGTCCTAAGATAGAGGTGAATATATCTGTGTTTGTTCTGTTACTTGTATATAATTTGATACCTAAAGAACGAAGCGAATCCGCTACCATATCTTTAGATATACCATAATCAGGTCTGTTATCTGTTATTTGTAAATCACCTATTGCTCTAGTGTAAGTCCATATGTAATCAAAGTGTTGTCCTAGCATCGCTACAAGCAATTCTAGGTTTTGATTTTGTGGATCATCTTTTACAAATGAAGGTAAAGTATTCCAAATATAATCTCTATTTTCTGTATCGTATAAGGAAGCAGATAATACTTGACCACCATAATAATCACTAGATTCATCAGCAGATCCTAACCAAAACAATGAACCTGTATCGTTTACAGATAAATTATCATAGGGAGGGAATTCGTTTGATTTGGGCCATGATTTTGATCCTGAATTAAAATACAAGTAATATTCGTAATTATCGAATTTTTCTATTAATGTATCTATGTTGTCTTGTATAGTTGCTTTAGAGGCAGATACAAAACTATCATCTGTTAATTCATCTATACCTTTAAGTGAATTTAAATCGCTTTGGTAATTTTGAATTAAAGTTAATTTATATCTAAAGTTTTCTAATCTCTCAACAGCAGAAGAAAAATGTACAAAGTTTGAAAAATCCTCGTGATCAATATTAATATTGACACTAGTTTCCTCTAAATAGGATTTTACTTGTTGGTATGAAGAGGTTTGTGTTGTATCAAGTATTTCGTTTACGTTAAAATACTTAGTTGTAAAGTTAGTTTGTGAGTTTAACTCTATATTTGTATTTGGACCTCTTAAATAATTTTTTTGCTCTGTTTCTTCAGATGTAAATTGGATATCTACATTAAAGGATATTGGGTCAGATATTTCTTCTGCAACCCATAAGGTATCTTTTAAGTTATAACCTGCGGGTAATGGTTCATATAATTTAATAAATAAACTAGGTTCTGCTTCATTAGATGTATCTAATAAAGAGTTTACTCCTATTACAGTATTGTTATTTCCAAAGTTTAAAAGGAAATCTGAATAAAAACTTTTTGCTTGTTTTGCTACTAGATAGTTAAAATAAGATGTACCTAAAGCGTTGTATGAAATATCATTAGTAGATATTCTTATTTCAGTTCTATCTCCTGAGATTTCTTTAATGAAGAATCTTGTTGAGTTTGAGCTAAGAAATAAGTTTCTGTAGAAGAAATATCCAGTATTAAATTTACCTAAAGTATACCCAGCACCCTTTGTATCACGTTCAGGGTCTAAAGATAAAGTATTAGTTAAAGAGCTATTATCTGTTGTAGTTAAAACAGAATAATTCTTAAAATCGTAATTAGTGTTTAATAATTGGTTTGAATTTGAAAATATATGAAATTCAATCACATCTTGTTCCGCACCAAATTCTCTACTAAGGGAATACTCATTTAATAAGTTTATATCCTTTGTAGTGTAGTCTTGGGGGATTAAAGATTCCGGAGAATTATTTGAGACACTAATTTGCTCCATATTATATATCTAAACTAAGATTTATTACCTCTTGTTGAGCTGAGAGTAATTGAGCTCTTAAACTGTTTATTTCGTCAAGAAGGGCTTGTGTTTCCTCTGATTGTCCTGTTATACCTAGGTAAGATGAGCTTCTTTTAACTAGTTCCTCATGTGTTCCGTTAGAACCATTTTGAGGTATATCGAAAAATAATCTATTATATTCGTCAAAGAATTCAGCTACTGATAGGGGTTCTTCAATAACTAAGGTTTGTTGAGGTTGGACTAGTTGAGAAAAGTTAGTATCTACCACTTTAGGGTAGGATACTTTCCCAAATACTTTCCTTTCTAATTTTACTTCTTGGCTAGCCATTATCTTACAACTTTAAAATAATTTGTTTTATCTTCAATAACTAGTGTTTCACCTTCAACTTCAGTTTTAACTACTACTTGGTAGTATCTTTCAGGTTGTAAACCATCCATGTAAACTGTAAAGTAATTACTATCGTTGTCAGCTGATATTTTGGTGTATGTGGTATCGAAATCTACAACCATTTCTCCTGTTTTGATATCTTTTAGACCCCAATATGAAGATGTAGGTAAAGCTTTAGCATCTAAATAAACAGATGATGTTTGAAATGCTCTTGTTGGGTAAGTATCTCTAGCCTTTAATTTAAATTTATATACACTTGTATCTTCGAATTCAGATTTTAAGTTTGTTACTTTTAAAACAAAATCACTTGATGTTAAGGCAGATAACGTAGTTGAATATGTTGAATCGTCCCACTTAAATTCTAACTCAGGTGGGTATATTGTATGGGTATCTACGGAGAAAAAATTAGTTTCAACGTATGAAGCCGAAAATTCGATATTATCGTCGAGTTTAACTATAAACCCGTTATTGTCAATTGAAGCACTATTCCATAGTTGAACTATAGGAGTAACATCCATTGAGATATCTTTGTTGCTTGTATAGGTAAATGTTTGTGAACCTGATGTTGTTGTGAGCCAATCTCCACCTTCTGTTGCCCATGCTCCCGAACCTGATTCTTGTCTCCAAGACCATGATACACCATCGGTTGTTTTAGGGGAATTGCTTACTCTTCCTGTTCCCATATCCCATGACTGTGTCACGGCATATGCTTCGATATTATAATCTAAAGGTAAGTTTCCAGCGTTTGCTAGGTATAAATTTAAGTTACTTTGGAATGACGCGTCGCCTATTTTATTTGTAACTACGTTGTTTATATCCGTTGTATTGAATTGAACTAACGCACGTCTAACGGCAGGTAAATCGCCAGCAGCAGATGATAGTTGGTTTATACCATTTATATTGGAAACCTCTAATACCTCATCTCTACCTGTGTTTTGTGCAGGGTAGTTAGATAAGATAAAAGCATCTTTTTCAGGAAATATTTTGTATACTGCCATTGTTTATTAGTTTGTTACTACTCGTCCTTGTATGTCTGTAGTAGGGAATTTTAATTCAAATACGCTTGGATCTAATGATGGGTATAGAACTTCATTTATAGTTGCTCCATTAATGTCATATGCAAATTCTGAATAGTTACTGTCAGTTCCAGATTTGTTTACAAGTTCTAGTTTTTTAACAGTTTGAACTCCTTCTATATTGTCAATTACGTTACGAACGTTGTTAATTAAGATAGGTTGGTTTATTTGCCACTTATCTATATCAAAATATGTTGTTAAAGCGTTTATGATAATATTTAATACTACTCTATTATTAAAGTTAGGTTGTATTATAACGTCAAAATTAACCCCAATGTTTATAATAAAAGCATCTTTAATAGTAACAGCATCCGTTACCATTCTATATTCACCTAAATAAGTAGTTAAATTATTCTTTAAGGCAGGATCTGCTATTGTTAGGTTATTATTACTATTTCTTGAAAGAACATATAATGATAAAGCATTAGTATCATATGAACTTTCAGGAGTAGATACATTAGGTGATATTGAGTTATCTTGAGTAACATATACTTTAGATAAAATACCATATTTTGAAGGTAAAGATAAAGCTCTAATAGCATAATCGTCCTTTGTTACAGTACGTAATTGGGTTGGGTATTGAGCTATAGCTTTTCTCCTAATATCTTCGTTTGTATCTCCATCTCCTCCTCCTAAAGCGGGTTTGGTATTTGTAAATGCTAAAGAATTTCTAACTGTATCCTGTAATATAGAATCTAAATTATCTCCAAAAAATGTTATATTCCCATCTGATAAGATAGTTAAGGATTGGGCGGTAACATTTGATGTAGCTCCACCTCCTGTTAAATATTCTACTGTTAAAGTAGTATTTGAGGGAGCTAAACCATATGTTCTGGTATATAGAAAGTTAGCAGGATCCCAAGCGGTTGTAAGTTTGTCTTGACCGTAAGGTAATCCTAAACCTATATTATCTGAATTAGGGGTAATTACTTCATCAGGGTTAGATGAAACTCCAGGTCCAAATTGTAATTCTAAGGAATTGTTTGTTTTAAATCTTTTTATAAATCTACGTGGTACCTTTTTAATTTTTAAAAGGTAAGGTGTAGTTTCATTATATTGATATAGTTCGGGATCGTTTTGAGCTATGTTAGTTGTTGGATCAAAAATAGTTTCTTGAGCAAGGTAAGGTACTTCATACCACCTATTACCATCACTATCTGTTATTTTAACTATTTCAATAATGTTAGTATCTTCTATTTGTACTGTAGAGAATCTTTCAGGTGTAGTAAAAGTAAAATCTGCTGTTTTTAAATCACCGGCTGTTGCTCTTGCTTTCTTTTTAAGAAGGTAGAAGTTTGGTTGATTACTTGAATCTAATGAATATACGGAGATATCAGTTGGATCTCCACTTCCTGAAATTGTAAAATCTATTTTGGCCTCTATATAAAAAAATACAGAAGTATTGTTTGCAGATTGAATCTGTGCTCCTTCTTCAACTATCATAGCATAGTTGAAATCAGGTGTTACTAAACCCCCATCAATAGTAGCGGGTATAGTTTGATATACGTCTACATCAACAGTAGCGGCGTTTGTTACTTGAGGGAAATACCCATGGTTATAAGCTAAAGCTAATAAACTATCTCGTTGTTTAGCAAACTCTAAAAAGTTTTCTTGAACTTGATTATCACCATAAAAAGATAAAACGTCTCCAATATATGAAGCCATTTCAATTAACATTAACCCAGCAGATGTTTCTGAAAAGTCGTTGTAAGTATCTGGGTAGTAAACTTGGGCAAATTCAAGCAATTTTTGCTTGAATCCATCAAAATCTTTGTTTAGATATTGTATTTGTTTAGACTCTGCCATTATGTGTTGAGGTTGATTTGTAATTCATCTTCTATATTCGTATTGATTATAGAATAATTAAGATATATTGTTATAGTATTTCTATCAGGTGTTAAATCAACAGTTAAACTTCTAATTTGCACTTGTGGAAAATATTGTTCAACCCCTCCAAAAATTAAACTTTCTACTTGATCCGTTATATCTTCTGTTATTGGTTCAAATAGTAAATCTCTAACCCCAGAACCAAAGCTAGGATTCATTACGCGTTCCTTTTTACCTGTTAAAATAAAATTTAATAGGTTAGATTTAATAGCATCTCTAGTAGTGTAAGTTGTATTGATACCTGTAGGACCATTGAAGGGTAAGGATATACCTACACCCGTACTAGGATTTAGGTCTAGAATATCAACATTTCTTACTATGTACGCCATTATATTTTACCTGTTTCTTTTAATTTACCCATTACACCTGAAAAGTCAGGTACAGCATCAATTGATACTTGGGTAATGTCTGTTGCTCCTTGTTTTCCAGCTAACATTTGATCTACACTATCTACTACTTTAGTAGCTCCTCCGGACATACCACCTGCGAATCCAGCAGCATGGGATGAGTTATATCCTCCATTTAGATTTCTCCATTCACCCGCAGCAGCAGTTTCATTTAGAATATCTAACATTGGGTTACCGGTTGGGGCAATAGGGGTTTGTGTTTGAGTTTGTTGAACTGTTTCTTCGTTTACCATTTCGGCAAATGAAGGTTTTGTTGTTTTTTGTTCAACAACTGGTTTTTTAACAGTCTTAGTTTCTGTAATAGGAGTTTGCATAATCAAAGATAATTCTTCTTTAATTACGGATCTTACTTCCTCTCTAATAATGGTTCTAAAAGCGTCCAATTTCATGTCTATAAATATTTATTTTGATTTTCTTTTAATTTCGGTTACGGTTACTTTAGTACCGTCTATTACGATCTTATAATTTTGCTTTATTTCGTCTTGGGATGTACCTAGTTGGATTTCATTTTCAGTAAATCCTTTTTGAATTAAACCTTGATAGAAAATTTTGATTTTATCTTTTTCTACTCTTTCGTAATAAGGTAAGAATGGTGGTCTATTTTTTGGATTAACTGTAGCGTATTCAGATTGGTATTGTAATGTAATAACACCTTCTAAAGCCTCCAAGAATTTGTCAGTAAGTTTTTTTACTTTTTCTACTTGTTCAGGGTTAGGATCTAAATCATTTAAAATAGATACTTTTAAAGAAGCTATTAATTGTTCTTCATCTATGTCTTCGGCTCCGGGTTTGCTTAAAATAGCAGCTAGTTGTTTTGGAGATGTTTTAGATAAAATTGAAAAGGTATCTTGTACTTTCTTTAGTGATGGTGTTTCGTTTATAAAATCGTTTATACCTTTTTTAGCTATACCCGAAACGTCTATGTTTTTATATTGTGTACTTGACTGTGCTGTTGATGATTGGGCAGGACTACCTTGTGTTGGAGTTTGAGGTACACCTTGAACTGTAGTTGGGGTACCATTTGTTCCGGAGGATGCAAATGGTTGGTTTCCTATTCTAGCTTCAATATTACTTTCATCAGCAGATATATTTCCTAAAGGTTGTTGTAGAGAAGATTTATTATTAGTTGCTTGTAGGTTATTTAATCCTAAGGGGTTTGTTCCCAAACTAGCAGCATAGTTTATAGCATCGTCATCTGAGATTTGGTTAGGGTTAGCATCGAATGTGTTTATTCCTATAATTCCTTGGTCTACAAATACTTTAACTAAAAACTTAATTTCTTGAACTAACCCAGATAGATCATTAGCAAAGGTTAAATCTGTAGAGGCTACTATTTTTTCAGTTGAATCTAAGGCAATAGCTCTTCGTCTAATAAGTGATTGATCAGTTGAACCTATCGGTTTTTCTTCTTGGATTTTTAAAGTATATCCTAAATATAATTCTTGGAAGTTTCCAAATACATCATTAGGGTCAGCTATTACCTCATTTGAGGTAAATAGTTTATCTGCGGCTTCAAGAAGGGGTCTTTGTGAATTTTTAAATTTGTTAAAAGTATAATATTTTAATTTACTTCTAAATTCAGTACCTAAAGTGTCTTCAAAATTTACTCCTGTAGATAAAGAAACTAAATCTCCATAAAATATAAGGTTCCCAAATTCATCAAACCCATAGACACTATCTCGTAATGGAATTAAAATGCCACCTTCTCCTATAACAAATGTAGTTGTACCCCTAGCTAAAGCATCTTTACCCGTATCTGATCTATACCCTACATTTAGTTGTGGGATGGTAGTTAATAAGTTTTGTAATGCTAAAAATGTACTTCTATTTGCTTGGGCTAAAGCTCCTGCAAATCCAGAATCGTTTAATTGTGGACAACTTTCTAGTGTACCTTGTAGTTTAGCTCCCTCTTTTATAAATTCTAAAAGGTAGAATCTAGTTAATCCTAATTGTGCAATTACATCATCTACCCCCCATTGTATTATTTCTAATAAATCTAGGATTTGTTGGATAGCATCTTCTATTCCTCCTACAGCATTAGTACTTGCTTCTTGAACTCCAACAGTAGTTCCTATAGAGGGGATACCTTTAAATAACTTTTTAAGTACTTTAACTACTACCTTAATTACTTTAAGGATAGTTGTAATTACTTTAATTGTAGAAGAGATAATTTTAAGTATACCAATTATAAAGTTAATAACCCCTACTATCATTTTTCCTAATGTAGTGATAAAACCTACCATGGCAGCTAAAGCCTCGTAAGGTATAGCATCTCTTAAAAAACGATTTATATTATCTATTTCGTCTCCTAAAAAGGATTCTATAGCAAAATTTAAATTTGTATATGGTCTTATCTTAGCATAAAAATCTCTTAATACTCTAATTCGACTTAAAACCTCACTTGCTGTTAAATTACCTGCTAAAGCATTAGAAGCGGTACCTGTTACTGTAGCAGCCGCAGCTGCTTGATCCGACACTAAATCTATAATATCGGTTACATCATTTAAGGCTTTTTTTATTTTTCCAACCCCTGGGATAAAGTCTGGGAGGTTATCTAATTCATTAGCTATGTCTGGTAATCCAATAGATTGAAGTGTTCTAGTAATGCTTTCTAAATCTTGGGCTAACTTAATTATATCAGTAGATATTTTACTTTCAAATTCAACATTAAAGTTTGAAAATGTTAGTTTAGTTTCACCATTTTCACTTGTAGGTGCATCAGGTGGGAATACAGAATCAATATTGATATCTACTATTGAAAAATTCTCACCCTTAACTACAGTAGAAACCCTACCTACCATTTTAGAAGTTATTCTAGTGTCTTCAGTTTGGGTTAAGGTTATAGAGGCTCCGGGGTTTATAGTGTCTTGGGTTTGAATATTTAAAGATACCCTACCATCGGCAAAGGGTATTCTTACTGTTCCAAAAGTAGTAGATGTTGGTATAGTATTACCTGTAGAATTAACTACTGTAGCCTTAGCTTGTTTTACTCCATCTACTAAACTAAAAGATTCAAACGAAGAAGTAATATCATTTAATTTACTTTGAATACCTCCAAATACGTTTGCTACTCCACTTCCAGGAGGGAATGCTTGACTAACAGCAAACATAAGTGGGTTACATAAATCAAAACTATTTAAATTTTGTAATATAAAAACGGCGTTTACTAAACTTGGATCTTGTCTAAAGGATTTTATATTACTTGTAAAATTCCTTCTTTCTATAGGATCACTAAAATTAATAATAGCCGGTACTCGAGCTTTGCCATATATAATTTTAGTATTTACCTCCTTTACTTTTTTTACTACTTTATTAGTAGTATTATAAGTTTTTATAACGGATGCTTTTAAATCAGTTTTAGCCATTATAAAGTAAAGGTTTTGTTTGAATTCATAGTTTTAATAGCCTTTGATAACTGGTTGGCAGCTATTAGTAATGTACCTCCAGCGGATTGGACTTGGGCAATATCAGCACCATTGGAATCTACTGATCCTGTTAGGTTTGAGGCTGCCTCTCCTAATGTAACCGCTAAGTTATTTAATAATTGGGATAGTTTATTTCCAAGAACTAATGGTTCGTGATCTGTGTCTTCGGTTTTTAACCCAAAATATATTTTAGGAGAATTTAATAAAAAATCTCCATTACTATCTATATTAACAGTACCACCAGATGATATACTTACAGCCTGTCTTCCTAAAACAAAGGTAGTATCATCCTTAGAGTTTAAAGTAACTCTACCTGAATCTATTATTATTTGTCTTCCTTCATAAGGAAATTGAGGTTGATAAGCCATATTTTATCCTTGTATTGGTACGTCTTTAAATGCTAAAAAGTCTAATTCTTTTCCTTCACTAGCCTTTACTAGCTCCGCTGCTAAATCAGCATATAATTGTTCTGGGTCTAAACTTTCACCTGATAAACTAGTTAAACCTTCCCCACTTAAATATACTCTATAAGAACCATCGAATTTCTTTAATATAAGAGCTTCTACTTTAATTTTAGGAGTTATTTTCTTTAAACCTGATGTTTTAGGATTTAAATTAGGGGTAGGTATTTTTTCATTTGATACACTACCTGGTAGAATGCTACCTTGTAGAGTTGTTGTTTCTTCTTTTGTAGCCAATTTTGGTTGGGTTTCTATAGAATCCGAAATACTACCTGTTGAATCTGCTTCTTTATTTGATTTGTTAGGATTTTCTAAAGGAACATCTTGTAATAATTGTGTGGTATTTGTACCCGAAAGTGCATCTATCCCAAAAGTAGCAAAGTTAGTTGAAGCTAACTCAAATTCTATGCGTTGTTTTGAAGTCATATAAATAGATGAATCGTCTGTTGAAACATCTTCATATATAGGATACCAATTATTTATAGGTAAATCTACAGATGATTGACCATTTCGCAAAATTGTTATAGGATCCCCATCATTGCCTACATCACTCCATGGGTTTTTATATATACTACCCGAAGGTGCTTTAGCTGTTGAGCTAAATCTAAGTGAATTACCCCACCTACCCTCTAATATAACGTCTCCCTCAACGGGCCATAAATTCTTAATATTGTTTTTTTCAACAAATGTTCTCCCAGGTTTAGGTTCAGTTAATTTATTATCACTACTATTTTCTAACCCCTTATCTACATCGGTGTTCTTTATTGTATTACTATTTGAAGAATAGTTAGCGTTAGGGGAAGGAAATAAATTTAAGTGACTTCTACCCCATATATTAGTAGCGTTTAAATAATAAAAATCTATAGCATCAGAATTACCTTCAGTAAGTTGTCTTACAGAAGGACCCGAAGTAACAAATACTACCTCTCCTATTAAAGGTAGTTTTTTAAAATTGTTATCTAAGGGGTAAGCTATGTTTCCTTGAGGGAATTCTTCGGGTTGGGAGCCTTTAGTTAATAATTCAAACCTTATAGCCCCTATCCCCGCCCATTTTTTAGTTATTTGAAATAAAGATTTACCATTAGTGTTTTCAGATAAAGAGATATCTATTACCCTAACAGGAAATATACCACTACCACCTACAGAGGGGGCAGTAGTAGGTCCTCCCCCTAGAGCAGAATTACCTAATGTAGGAGCTGTATTGTTAATTGGCATCCTTTACTTCCTCTACTTTCATTTCTACAACTTTCGTATCTAATTCCTGAAGTGATGAGAATAACATTTCCTTATCTTCTTCAGATAATAGTTCATCGCTATCAGCCATTTTAGTATTCATGGCACGTTGTATAATACCCGCCATTTTAATTAAAGCGTCATCGTTTTTTATAGCGAGTTCCATGTATTCCTTAATTAGAGGAACCATTATAACTGCATCTCCAGCAGAAGTAACCATAGGCTTAAGACCTTCAATTAACGAACGTAATTGAACTTCTTTATCCTTTTGGTTAGTGTGAATTTCTTTTAATAGATCCGCGTAAGTTTTCTTACCGAATAAAGTTACTTGTGTAAAATCCATAATATTATGATATGGATATAAATATAATTGTAGGAAAGAATTATAATCTCATACTAACATACCCACTATCAACATATTGGGACATTAGTTTGACATATGTCTTTTTCATTTTCTTAATTACCTTGGTAATCTGTGGAGTAGATTGGTCTGTAATCTCTCTAATATATATGTATATTCCTTTTTTGTTAAACAAATCTAAATTTTCCCTCTTACGGAATAATTCAACTATAGCGTCTGCTGTTTTAGCATCTTGTGGTTTTGGAAACAAAGTAAATAAATGAATGTCCATATATTTAACTAAGTAATCTAAAAACGCTACTTGTTCGTTCTCTAAAGGCTGGGTTGAATTGTTAGATAAATCAATGGTAATTGTTTGATCCTCATCTACAGCCATCACATCGGCTTTTAATTTTAGTTTCTTGTAATTGGTGTTGTTGTATAAAATAAGGTAACGTTTAGCGATTGTGCCAAAATAAGAATAGGCTTTACCTTTATCTTGTTGGTATAGGTGGAGTTTTTCTAATAGAAAAGTAGTAACCTCGTGTTGTAATTCTCCTATTGTCTCTACTTCAGTATAATAAAATTTAAAGGTATGAATTATATTTTCAGTTAACTTAAAAAAAGCATATTTAATACGATCATTATATAATATATTACGTTGTAAACCATCCTCCATAGCCAAATACTCTATAATAGCATCTTCGGTATCTTGAGTAAAGTACATTTTTTTCGTCTTAGGGCGACGTTTACGTAAAGTTCCTTTTTTAGTATATTGGGGTCCTTCATCATTTTGAGGAACAGATAGAATTTTCCCACCAATGGTTTCAGTTAATTCTTCAGACATATTACTTGTTGATATTGTAATCGTTGATTAGTGATTGGATTTCTTTAATCCCTGTAAAAAACCAACCTATTTCGTCATCGGATTGGAAGATTTGCTTAGAATC